TCTTGAAATCATCTTCATCTAACCAGTGTGCAACAGAAGTCGTTCGACCGTCTTCCGTACAGTACCAACCACTGGCAATATCTTTATCCATCAGAATCAATTGATAAAACTTCTCAGTATTAAAGACAATATCACTATCAATCCACAATTGATAATCATAGTTCAGTCTTCCGTCCCAGGGAATCTGGTCGGGTCCTCGCAGTACATTCGCACCAAGACATTTGCATCTTGCAAAATTCACCATTGATGAATAGTCTTGCGAAATCTGAATACTCGCACCTGCCTGCACAATATCAAAACACAATTGCACAAAATTTTTCAGATATGTATATGAGACACCTCTTCCAGGTAAACAAAAGACGATCGATTTTCCTTTGATCATCTCTTTTGCTTTATCATAGTCCCACTCTGAGGTGCTTTGTGCTGGTGTGGGTGCCTTTGCTTTTACGGTAAATCCTTTAGCCATAATAGAGTGTAATTACATCAGTTATCATACAGCATTATCTATGCGAAGTCAATTGTGGAGTTAATCTTTTTTGACTTCGGTTATCACGATACAATCTCCTTCGACTTCCATATTTACTTCGGTTCCTTCATACCAACCAAAGTCATTCAGTATCCACTCTGGAATCGTCACATAATACTCTCCAGTTATTGGATCGACTTCTACGGTTGTAAAATTTTCTCCGGGATTTTTTTGCATTTGAGGTATTTGTGTTTCCATTTTTGTTTTATATAGAAAAGTTGTGAGTTTTATAAAGAGCTGGCAAAAGCAAGACTTTATAGCTTAGAGGGACCCATGGGTTTTATATACACGGCGGCGACCCCGCCCGGGCGGGCACGGCGGGGCACTGCTGATTCACGAACGAATGAGGTCACTCAAAGCAGGGGATCTTAGCGACTGCCTCATCATGGAAGGTCTCAGCGAACACCCCAGCAATGAGGGCGGCACTGTGTATCTGACCCTGCATGGTGTTGCTGCTGACCCAGCCCTGCTGACGGGTGCTGATGTCGGATGCCTGGCGGAAGATGGTGGGGTTGCGCTTGGTCATGGGTCGGTGTCGGTTGCTTTGGAATTGTAGCACGGATGGGGGAGGGTCACCCCTCCAGAACCCACATCCCCAGTTCCCCAGCATCCAGGCGCTGGTTCATCAGCGCCCACCAGGGAGACTCCATAAAGTCGTCCAGGAGACCCAGACGGTTGACAAAACTCAGACCCTCCAACCAAGAAACGGTGCCATCCCATTCGGCGGCGGAGAGGAAGCGGTCCCAGGTCTGTGCGCTGAACTCTTCGAAGGTCATCGGGTCGGTTGCGTTGACTTGAGTATCCTACAGCATCGGGCGGCAGGAACGGGGGGAAGTTACAAAACTTCAGAAAGCGATCGGGTCGGCAGTCGGAGCAGAGATGGCAGCATAATGGGCGGCAGTCTCTTCGATGCCCTGGGTTTCCAGATCGGTGGCGATGGTGTCCAGGATTGCCAGCAGTTGGGTTCCGTCAGCGGCGCGGTTCAGGAGAGCGGTAGCAAGGTCGCGGGTCATGGTAGGATGTTGGTTTGGTTTGGAAAGGGGGGCGATGGTCAGAGGTCTGCCATCATCTCATTCATCTCCTGGGCGTCGATGGCGGCGTTGTCCCATGCCACACCGTCACCAGTGCCAGCGGGGAAACGACCGATCATGCCATTCAACATGCAACGTTGGAATTTCTCCCAAGGGGTATCCCAAGAGTCACAGAACTCAACACATGCCTTAGCGGTGTTGTACAGAAACTCATCGTTTCCGATCCACAGGGCAGCATTCCAGGTTTCGTAGTTTGCCCAACCGTTGTAGGTCTGTGCGGTCATGTCGTTTCGTTTGACTGAAGTCATTATAGGGTGGAGAAGCGTCCCATCGGTTGGGCGGTGGACAGTTGCTGAATTGCCATCTGCTCCATGATGGGTCGCCAGTTCAGACGCTTAGGGGCATCCTGCTGCAGGCAGTGACGGTTCACCCATCCGCCTTTGCTAGTCTTGCCAGAATACCAGAGCAGACCCAGGATGGCGCGACGTGAGACGTGGGTGTGGCGGTATTCGGTGAGAGGGGAGTTGAACCAGCGGACCCGCGCAGTGCCCGTGATAGGGTTAAGGCGAAGCGTCCAAACGCTTTGGGAATCGTTGCAGTTGATGGGGTAGCGCATCGGGTTGTCTGAACTGAGATCAGTATAAGGGGCAGATCAGGCGCAATCGGGGAGTGGGTGGACAGTACGCTCATTGGCACACAAACTTCGCGTTGTTGAAGTTAGCATAACTGAAACGCTCACGATTCACCAGTTTCATTGTACCAAACTCATTGCTGTAGACATAACCTTCGGAGTCAATTCGATCAGATCCAATGTAAGCAGCAGGACCATCATTGCGGCAAAGGTAGAGTGCGTCATCTTTGATAGATTTGATGAGTTTCCAGTAAGCAATCAGAGTGTAATCACAGTCAAATGCATTATCATCAATCTCCACACCTTCACGGATACACTTATTCAGTTCCTGCTTAAGTTGCTTTGCTTTCTTCTCATCAACAAAGGTCACATTCTGTGCCATTACTTTAGCGAACTGAATCACCTCGGAAAGGTCACCAAACGAACCTGCACACTTGGTATAATCACCAGAGAAGATGCGTGCCTTGGGTTTCACAAACTTACAATAGATTGTGTCGGTGATAATGAAGTTCATGGGGTGTGCAATTGCATCCCTTAAATCATTCTCAGCAATGTAGTAAGTATGCGGAGCAATGATGATTTCCTGGTCGATTACTTCTCCGAAACTGTAAGTGATAGTGTTGGGAGTGTATTCAGACTCTCCGCCAAATCCAATAAAATCCCCCTGATAAATGGCGTCTGTATGAGGAACCCAATCAAAACAAGCGTGCAGAATCTTTGCAACTTCGCCTGTGTGGTTTTGATCGATGTCCGCATGGGATTCGTTGATCTTAATCTTTACTTTGTTGAAGACACTTTTGGTGCCCACGAAGAAATTACCCGTGGCAGGATTGCGACCCCAGACAATAGCGGGAGCGCCGTCCATCTTAACGCTGAGAGTACCTGCTGCCTCAAACCAGTCCAGAGCGTTCAGGTCACCCGTCAGGATGGTGTCTTCGGGGTGTTCGATGTGCTTGTTTTGCATGAGAGTACAATACACGGTTTTGGGGTCTTGTGCGCGTTTGGTGGACACCTTACGAACTGGTACACCCTATCAGAGTTTCACCCACTCCCGAACACCACAACGCTCTACAATACCTTCCAACTCAAGTTTCTTCATTTGGTATTCAACTTGGGTAACACCCTTAGTATACTTGGGGCGGGAATCATAATGCTCTGTGAAATAATCCAGATCATATTCTTCCACCAGGTTCTCAACAATAGAACCCAACTCATCAGCGGTAAACTTATGCCCACTGTTCACACCTTCAATGATGCAAGAGGTGATGGATTTGATTCGGGTAGTAACGCCAGGCATTGGTTTCCTTTGAACTGAAGTCATTATAGGGGCAAAGCAGGGCAGGTCCTGGGGTTTGGTGGACACCTTACGAACTGTCCCCAGTCGGCTGGTTGGGGACCTGCTGGGTCTTATACTAAGGGGACAACGGAGGGAGGGGCAGGGTCGCCCTGATGACGAAAAAGGTCGTCACTCAGGCAGCCAACTTTTCAGCCGACTTAAGTATAAAAAAAGGGGACTTAATCGTCCCCTGATTCTTTATGCGAACATGAAACCATTGGTGAAGTCATACTCATTGTAGACGGGGGAAGTTCCTGCCTGTCCGATGAACTTATGAACGAACCAATTGAAGTTGCGTTGGAATACACATTCGCCCTTGATTCCGTGCTCCGAAAGAATAGCATTCAGGCGGGACTTGGTGGTCACAGACTGATAACCACCGTCAAAGATTTGCACGAAGTCATCACCAACCACTGCAATAGTGTTGCCATGGAGACGAACAATAGACTCGTTAGTTTCAGGATCGAAAGTAACAGAAGTGTTGCCAGATTGCCAGTTCAGGTTGTTAGAAATGGCG